TTATTTTATAGTTAATACTTGTCCTGGTTTAATTAGATTAGGGTTGCTACCAATAACAGATCTATTATCATTGTAGATTTTTTGCCAAGTAGTACCATATTTAGAAGCAATACCGCTTAATGTATCTCCACTCTTAACAGTATATGTTTTACTGTTATTTGTAGTTGTATTAGTAGTTGTTCCATTACCAGGTATTTTAATTTGTTGACCTACGTATATAAGATTAGGGTTACTTATATTATTGTAAGCAGCTAAAGTTTGATATGTAGTGCCATATTTAGAAGCAATACCACTTAATGTATCTCCAGCTTTAACTACATAAATTGTATCATTACTAGGAGCTGGTGTTGGTTGTGGTGTTGGTGTTACTGGATCTTGAGGCTTAACATCTGCGTTAGCACTAAAGCCATTTAAACCTTTTTGTTTCATAATAGCTGGGTAATCATAAAAAGCGTAGTTTTGGTCTACTGTCATACCAGCTACTTTATTAGTTCTAATACGGTTAGTTTCTCCTCCAAATTGCCATAAACCACCAGCTGGGCTACTAGGCCTAGATGTTCCCCAGTTAGCTACCCATTTATCATATTTAGTTAATTGTGATAGGTCCATATAATTTTTAAACCAATTACTATTAGCATAAATACAAACATAATAACCTTTAGCTTCTAAGTATTCACAAAAACCTTTAATAGCATTTGTTACGGCTTGTTTTCCAGCTTTAGCTTGATAATAACTATCTTCTACATCAATAGCTATAGGGTACTCAAATTGTTTTCCCTTTAAGCAGTTATTATACATATATTCAGCTTCTGCTTTTCCGTTTTCGTATGTAGTTGCTCTTGAAAACCAATAAGCACCTACACCTAAGCCATTTGCTTTAGCATTTCTATAATGATTTTCAAATTGGTTATCAACAGACTTACTAACTCCGTTACCATAACCAGTAAACCCAGCTCTTAATAAAGCAAATTTAACTCCTTCTGCTTTAGCAGTAGCTAGATTTATTCCTCCTTGATATGTACTAATATCAATACCAAAAACTTTGTCCATAATCAGACCTCCTTAATTATTAGTTATTTTTTTTAAGTTATTTCCTATGTCGTAAGCGCCACCAGCTATTAAACCACTCAATGCGATAGCAACGCTAAAATCTTTAGTTATTATGAACTCTATAATTGCTACAATAACGCCGATTAAGATATTTTGTATAGGTATTAAATGATTATTAAACCAGCTTACTTTTTTAGCAATTAAGCCACATAAAAAGGTTACTACCATAGTAACCAATACAACTATTGTTTCAAGTTCCATTTCTCACACCTCACTTTCTTACAATTTCTTCTAAGTTATCTATTCTATGATGTGCTGATTTAGTAGAAGCCTCAACAGCCGAAAGTCTTTCTCCGATCTGTTGCATTGACTTTGTAAACTCTTTATTATCAAGTCTTATCTCGTCAATATTCTTACTAATCATATCTAATTTTGTATCTAGTCTAGTAGATGTAGCCACTTCCTCTTTAGTCTCTTGTTTAGTATTTTTCTTACTATTCATATAAAAAGTGGCGTAACCAATTAAGCCACCAATTATAGTAAATACTAAACCTATAGAAATCATAGTTGAACTTTCCATTATTTAGATCCGTCGTCTTCCTCTGGAATAGTAGGAAATTCTACTTCAAAAGGAAAGTTCTTTTGTTTTGTGATGTCTCTTAATTCTTGACGATAAGCAGCCCATTGTCCGTTTAAGACATCTCCTAAAGAAGAAAATAATTCTTTGATAACACTTAATAAAGTTGTGGCCGTAATGTTATCTGGTATAGTTATACCTAATCTATCAATGAGTACGTGTTTATCACTTTCTGATAACAATTTATCTCTGATAGCTCTAATTTCAGCAGCCTTAGAAGCAATAAAACTTTGTTTAGCTAATTCCTTCCAAGTATCTAAGTTGTCGTTTATGTAATCTTCTAAATCGTCTCTACTGATTATTTTTATAGCATACTCATAATAAGTATATATTGTTTCTTCTGTGCCGTCTGTAGTAGTTCTTTTAACTTCTTCTATGTCGTCAAAAAAAACAACCTCTGTTAGGTTGTCCTTAATGTCTCCAATTCTAAAGTTACCAGGTCTTATTGTGCTTTCTACTTTTTTTACTTTCATTTCTTATAACCTCCTTACACAATTTATAATTAACGTACGGTTTGATATACTTTTGTTGATAATTATACGAGTCGCAGTGTTTAAGCCACCCGCTATAACTAAGCATGGCTGCTGCGTCGTGATAGGTTATATGATCTTTCTTAGCCATTTTTTTAGCACGCCTCTTAATTCTTAAAAAGTTACTTCTTCTTAAAGTGGTATAACCTCTGTAAAAACGATAACCCAAGAAATCAAGAGGCCTAGACTCAGTCTTGAAAAGCTGCCAGTTTTCTTTAATTGTTAGCTTTTCTTTACTCAAGAAATTGTCTATTTCTATTTTGATTTTTCTTAATTCTTTTTTGTTGTTTGAAAATAATACCATATCGTCCATATAACGTACATAGTATTTTACTTTTAATTGTTCTTTTATAAAATGATCCAAATCTTGTAAATAAAAATTCGCAAACCATTGACTGGTAAAATTACCAATAGGAATACCAGACTCGCTACTATCAATAATTAAGTCTATAAGATTTAGTGTGTCTTTATCTTTTAAAACTCTACGAAATTTATTTTTCAATATTTGTTTGTCAATACTCGGGTAAAACTTCTTAACATCAAGTTTTAAGCAATATTTAGTATGTTTTCTATCTTGTACTAATATTTTTTTAATATGTCTCATACCACGCATAATACCTCTACCTTTTATAGAAGCACAACAGAACTCATACATACCTTTCATAATAATTGGCTCTAATTGAAGCATTAAAGCCCAGTGTATTACCTGGTCTGGGTAAAAGCGAGGCTTATAAATAATTCTTTCTTTTTTATTAGCACCGTCTCTTATTTTCATTTCTACATATTTATTAGGTACATAAGTTTTATTTATTAAAGCTTGTTGTACTTGCATAGCGTAATATGTAGGAGAGTCGAGTATTTTTTCAACACTCTTACGGTTGCCTTTACCTTTACTAGCTCTGTAAATAGCAGTTTCAATATTGTTTAAATCTGTGATTTTTTCATAAATGTTACCTTTTCTTTTCATAATTAAATCTAGTCCTTATAATTCTTATATTTGCCTACCGCTTTTTCGAGAAATTCTATATTTCAAGAGATAAACCTACTAGAGCAGCCTAGAACGACTAATTTTTAGCAAGCGCTAAGGAAAATGATGTGTAAGGATCTTTAATGTAAGTAGTCGAGCTCCGTTGTTGGTACTCGTAACGGCTGAGTCATTGCTACAGTTCCAATACCACAAACCACAACGCGAAAAGTCCCAAAACATACCGCCGACAAGAGCCGAAGGTATGAACAACAGAACTACACACATCAAGTCCCACATAATATAAGTGGTCGAGCTCCGTTGTTGATGTTCGAATTAGCTGAGTCGTTGTTACAATTCCAACACCACAAACCACAACGAGAAATATCAGGCCAAGCACCGCCGACAAGAGCGATACGTTTCTCATTAGCACACCAGTAATAATCTGTAGTGTATGTGCTACTACTTCCTCCAACATCAGTAGCTAACGCTACAAGAGGGTGTTTTGGATCATAACCTAAGCCTGTAACATAACTACCACTTGTAGAGTTATTTACATAACCTAGTTTTTGATAATCTCCAGTAAATACATCAGAAGCATAAGTATTAGGGTTGTAATTTATATAAGCTTGATAATTATTTATATTGATACCGTCAACAAATTGCCATACGTTACCGAATATATCTTCAACACCACGATAAATTACAGAACTTGTATCGTTTCCAGCTGCGCTACCAGACTTCATACCTAGTTTATCGCAGCCACCACTTTTAATAGCTCCTGTGTTATTAGCATTAGTAAACCCAGCTCCTAATTTTGACTGTGCGTTATAGTCTGCATATTCTACTAAATATAACATTTGTAATATAAAGTAGTGCCAGTCTAATTGTTGCCAACCAGAGCCTAAGTTTTTAGCATATTGCCTAAAATTAGCTATCGTAGTATTTACAAGTGGAGAGTAACCACTTCTACTAAATACTCCAGAACTAGATCCAGACATTGTATAACGTCCTATCATAAATTTATCACTCTTAACAAAGCCGTCTAAATTGTCCTTTGATATTAAGACATATTCGTAGCCGTCAGAGACATATCTTTTATAATAAAATTCTGGAATAATAGTTAATACTTGTCCATTACTACCAGTAAAGGAGAAATTAGCGTCTCCATAGTAAGCAACTATCTTTTTTGAAGTATTATTATAATTACAAGTAATTATATCACTCCATGGGTAAATACTGTCGAAGTTATTAACGACCGCAGTAGTTCCCACTTGAGCATTAGCTACTAAACCTACAGAGTCCTTAATTCTTTCCCAAGCAGAAGAAGACGATTTTATATTTCTTCTTACACCATATACTTTACTAATATTTACTGATTTTTTATTACCGACATTTATCATACCTATCATATTAAGACGCCTCCTCTAAATCATAATTAGATAATTCATAAGTTATAGTTATAGAAATATCTTCAATAGGTTTAACACTTGTTATAATTTTATAACCACCATTATATGAACTAATATAAGCGTCATTTAGCTTTATTTGATTATCTAAGTCTAAATGTCCAGTAACTAAGGTATCGGTCGTGATACCAGCTTTAATTATATCATATTCATACCTATTTGTGGAACTATTTAACAACCAATTACCTGGTGTAAGTGTTTTAACCTCGCTTTTTAAGCTATTACCAACTATCTCCATTATCTGGTTAGTTAGATGTCCTGCAGCGTCAGAGTCTAGTTGATTTTTTATTTGATTAAACCAAGTTGTAAAAGAAGCTTCTGTTGCAGTTATATACTCATTATATTTAGTATATAATTGATCGTATATTTCCTCTGTGTTTAATGTTTCTACAGTAGAAGCAACCACGCCACATACAGACTCCTCAAATCTTGTGTCTGTAATATTAGACTGTGTTATAGATGTTACACTAGCACCTACATATATCTCAGCTAATTTAATATCATAAATAGTTGAGGATCTAACTAAAGCTGGAGCCGAAGGGTTATCAGAGAAAGTCCCTTTGATTATTTGAGCTGATATTAACCTATTAGTTAAATCTAATCGAACAACAACATTATCAATTCTTTTTAATGTTCCGTCGGCCGTTTCTATTGTTTTAATTAGATCCCCAGTATTAGTATAACGGTAGCCTTCAATATTGGCGTCTCCTTCTTGTATTGTGATAGTCATATCATTATTTGCTATGACTTTTAACTCATTGTTGAAAATACCATTTGTAAAGTATTTTTTTAAGTGGCGAGCGAAGTCTTCTGCGTAGTAGACTCTGTCGTCGTTTATGTCGTTAAAAAAACTAAACTTTTCCATAATGTCCTTCCTTTCTTTTAATCTTCATTTTCGAACGTTTCTGCAATAGGTGTACCATAAACTGGTGTTACGTTGTGTTTTCCTTTTTCGATAACTTCTTCAACTTCTGTAATTCTTTGTTTTTGTGCTATTTCCCAAGTTTCTTTTTTAATATTAACAATATCTCCTAAGTCCCAGTATTTTCTATAATGAGTAGCGTGTACAGTAGCCTCGAAGTTTTCGGTAGGATCTGTTATTTTTTCTTGCCCTAAATTATCTAATATAGCGTTATATTCAGTAGTAGATAAATCTTTATTACTTTGACTTTTTGCGTCTACAAAAGCCTCTCTAATATCAAAGTCGTGTGTATCTGTTGTAACCTTCGTTACAGTTCTCAATATTCTAGCTGAGTCTTCGCCAGTTCCACCAACTAAAACATCAGTAATCATATTTTTACGACTATATGTATATTCTGCTGCGTCTAAGTTTGATTTATCTTCGCTAAATTCATATCTAGTATTAACTTTCTGTTCTTCTGTACGGTCTTTACCGACATAATTAACATATTTATACTTTCTATTTTTTAAATCTAAGACAATTTTAGCTCCAATATTTGAAGCTCTTGATAGTTTTTCGTGATAATCATACACATTTTTATATGTACATTGAAAATCTACTTTATCGCTAGTAATATCACTGTCTGTAATTTCTAATAAAGAAAAAGCTCTCATTGTAGTTAAGAGCTTTCTAAAACCACCTATATAGTTACCACTATAATTTATACGTGTCTTTATTATTCTTCTTTTTAATAACGATAAACCAAAACTACCATATACAGTTATAGTAACTTTGTCTCCGTCGTCCTTAAACTTCCAAGACTCTATAATTCCGAACTCGTCATTTTCTGTTAAATCACTTCTAACTATGATATTATCATAATTTAAAAGTTTAAAATTGTTTTTAGTAAGATTTAAACTAAGTTCGAACTCGCCAGCTTCAAAATATTTACGACGCCAGCGTAGAGAACTATAACTGTCTATAACACCAAGCGGCTTTAAATCACGATCATATACATTTAATGATATAGCTTCCATAATTACACCGCCTCATATTCTGGTAAAAACTCTATGGTAGTCTCTAAATTGTCCTCTCCAGAGTCTGCACCACTTCTAAATGTATTAGTTCCGCTAGGTACTTGTAAATATTTACTACCATACATTATTAGATAGTTTATGTTTTCTTCCTCGCCAGTAACGGCATTTTTATAAATAACGTTCTTATTATCTATGTGAGTAGTGATTATTATTTGATCACCAGCAGACATAGTTTTTTCTATCTGTATAATATCACGTGTAGTAACATTAAATAGATATGGGTTTTTAACAGTATCATTAGCTTTAAATTTGATAGTCATACCGTAATCAATTTCGGTAGTATTTTCTGTTGTTCCCATAGATGTAGTATTTTTAGTACCAAACTTGATACCTTTATTTTTTGGTATAACAAGTTTAAATTTAAAAGCTGGTGTCCAGTTAGCCATAGATAAGATAGTTGCAGCCAAAGCGGAAAATCTAGGGTTAGGACATACTAAAGATATAGAAAAGTCTCTTGTAAAACCTTTCTTTTCTGGAATAGATACTTTTTCAACAAGACAAGTTATTTTTCTCTCAATATCTCCTTCATAATAGTAAAGAGTACCTTCACTATTAAGAGGAAACATATCATATAATAATAATCTATTTTCTTGTATATTATCTGTTATAGTACCTTTAATAGTTAAATCTCTTTGACCTATACTTGTACCGTTCCAAGTAGTACCAACGCCATACGCAGAACTTACACTATTAACAGTACCAACTGTTTCGTGAAAGCCGTCGCAGATACTAAGAAGAAAAGGCGGTTTATATGTAAAAGTAATCATATCTCCTTTATGGTTTTTATATATTAAAGTTCTTTCCATTTAATCACGCCCTTCCATGTCTTAGATTATATTCTTGTAAAGCTTTACGAGTTTGTCTAGCAGTTTCTGCTGGAGATAGTGGCTCTGTTGAGTTTATAGTTAAGTTAAAGTTATTAGTTTCATTATTATTAACGATAGAGTTCTTATTTTCTCTATAATCTTTAGCTTCGTCAGCAGTTAATACTTGTTCTCCTTTATGTAGTAGTGCTGGCATATCGTCATAAGGCACATATTCCATACCTACACGAAGCTTTTTAATTAAAGGTATATTAAGACCTTTACCACCAACACCAGGCACCCAGTCTGGAATTTTTAATTTATTAAGACCTTTAATAAATGCGTTCATACCGTCAATTATGAAGTTAATAGGTAATTTAAAGATATTACCAATACCACTAATTATATTACTAAATATATTTTTAACATTTTGCCAAGCAGCTTTCCAATTACCAGTAAATACATTTTTAATAAAGTCTATAATATTCATAAATATATTTTTAGCAACTTGTATTTGTGATGTTATATAACTAATAGCAGTACCAAAGACACTACCAATAATATTAGCTACATAAGTAAACTGTGCTGATAACATTGGAATAATACTTTGTATAATTACATTTAATATACTTACTAAAGGCGGAAGTATTAAGTTAAGTAATTCTGTTAAAGGTTGTAATATTAACATCAATAAATCAATAAAAGGTTGTAATAATTGAAGTATAGGAGATAGTAAAGGCAATAGTGGTTGAATTAAGTTAAGTAATAAAGGCAGGATCATTTGAACTATTTGTAATATAGGTGGTAATAACATATTTATAAGTTCTATAAAGACTGGAAGTAAAGCCTCCACTATTTGCATAATAGGAGGTAGTAAAGTGCTTAATAAACTAATAAATATAGGTAAAATTGTCTCTATCAGAGTGGCGAGCATTGGTAAAGCAGTCTCTATAATAGTCTGTACCGACGGAATAATTGCATTAAATAGTTGAGTAATGACTGGCGTTAACTGATTTATCAAGCCTTCTATTAAAGGCATATTATTCATAATTAAATTCATAATAGATACAATTAAAGGCATTAAAGCATTACCTAAAGGAAGTAGTAGCATTTGTACATTACGTTTTAACCCTTCAAACATACTTCCTATATCGTCGTATTTTACTTCTTTAATCTGGTTCATAGAGTCTACTGTACCGTCGTACATTTCTCTAATTGATCCTAATTGAGTTACAACTTCTGGTCCTAAATCTTCCCACATAGTACCAAATAAATCAACACCAACAATAGACTGTTGTACTGGATCGTCCATTGCTTTAATCGCGTCTATAGTTTGATAAAAAGCCTCTTTAGCAGTATCTCCGCCAGCAGCAAACTTTTTAGCCATTGTATCAGCATTTAAGCCAAGTTTCGTAAAACCTTCTACAGTTGTTTTAGAGCCGTCTATTGCTCTTATGGAGAACTCTTTAACGGCGTCGCCGATTTTGTCTAAGTTCCAAGCTCCAGCGTCTGCACCACTTTGAAATATATTAAACATATCTTCCGCAGATAAACCTAATTTACCAAACTGTACAGAATATTCGTTAATATTGTCGACTAACTCTCCAGAGAAATCAAGACCAGCTTGTGCACCCTGGGCCATTAAGTTATACGCTTCGTCTGCTGATATTCCAAATTGTGTCATTAAAGCTTTTGTTGCTCTTATAGACTCATTTACTTCAACACCGAAAGCGTCTCGTAACGCGAGAGCATTTTCTGTAACCGCTTTTATTTGCGAAGGATCAAACTCGTATAATTCTTGAGAAGCTAAAGCCATTGAGTTGGCTATATCTTCGAAGCTCTCTCCATAATTATTTTTGTATATATCTTCTAAGGCTTTCTGCCACTCGCCAGACTCATTTTTTGCAATACCAGTTTGTACAATAAATGAGTTCATAGCTTGATCTACATCTTTTGATGTATTTATAGCTAAACCACCGATAGCAGTAGCAGCGGTAGTCAAAGTACCACCTAAAGCAAGAGCACCTTTACCAACTTTAGAAAAAACTCCGCCTAATTTAGAGGCGAAGCTTTCTCCTTTTTTGGTAGTGCCGTCTATAGCTTTATTAGCTTTCTCATTATCTATAAAAATAGATCCATATAAACTAAATATATTAGCCAAGTTTAACACCTCCCAAACCGTAATCTTTCATAATGTCTTCTGCGCTTCGCATTTTCTTTTTTGGCTTTTGTTCTAGTTGTGGAACAAAAGTTTTTTCGTGCGATAATTTCTTAACAATTTCGTTAATTAGTTTAGGTAATTCAGTTTCTTTTTTAATACCATTATCTAAACACTCGCCCAATAAAAAAGACGGCTTGTCCTCAAACCAGTCAATACCGCCATAATGCTTATATAATATTCGTAAGACCTCCGCAGTGCCGATACTTACGCTATAGATAAAAAACTCGCAACACCTGGTAATTTACTTATTTCCTTAAATAATGCGATTATATCTTCATTTTCTGCTTTTTCTAAAGCAAGTTTTAAATCTTCTTCATATTTTTTATTTTTTTCTGTTTTAATATCTTCTGTATCTTCATCAGTAAATACTGGTTTAGAAGGGTAATAACCTCTATAATTAGCTACAAAAGTATAAACTTCTTTTTCACATTTATAAATTCTAGTAATAATCAAAGTTATAAGAGCAGCTCCTAATTTTTCTCGATCTTCTTTTTCGTCTCCAGTATTAAAATCTAAATTTTGTAATTCTTCTTTAATGTCCATTTTGTCTATAATTTCACTTAATAATAATAAATATTTTGTTTTCATTTCTTTTTTTCCTTTCTTTTTTATTCTCCCTTTTGTTATCGCTCAAATAGAAAACAAAAAGGAGAATAATATTTTAATTTTATTCTCCAACTGTTATAGGGCAAGTTTCACTATCTTTAATTTGATATAGTCTTGAACTATCGTCTATAGTATAGTGAGGTATAATTTCAAGATTATGTTCATTTTCTGCTTTAGGAGCAGCCTTATAAGTAAATGCTCCTTCGTGTAAGCCATAATTAAATGTAAGGATCTTATAAGTCTTATCTAGCATTTGTGTAATTACATCAATAGTATCAATATATTTTCTCTTTGCTATAGGGCCAAAATCTCCTTGTTTAATTACTTTGTTTGTATCAAGTGTTGCATTAGGTAAACCTTTTAATAATACATCTTGACTACAACATAATGACACAACCTTAATAGTAGCGTCTTCGCCGTCGATAACTTGCATACCAGCAGTTTTACCACGCTTACCGTCAAACTCTATGTCTCTTATTTCTGGTGTAATAGTCATTTCAACACCACGACGAGTAGGTCCAAGTATTAACTCGTTATCTTTTCCTAAGTTTAATACAACGATACCTTCGTCAATTTGAATTTTTTTAGTGTCATTTTCAGTAAATACTTTTAACATTAGTTTTCCCTCCTTTAAAATAATCTAATACTAAATGTTATCTGTTTTTTTATTAAGGCATATTCTGGATCAGATATTGGTCTTTGTTCTTCAAAGTATATAACGGCTCTTTCTTCTGAGAAGATTTTACCGTCAAGAAGTTTGATAAGTTCTTGTAACTTCTTTTCTAATTCAATACCAGTATTAGGCTCTGTAGTCCATATAAATATGTCGAAGTATACTAATTCGCCGTAACGTAAGCAAGTTTTAATAGGATCAGTAATTACACCATAAGGGAAGTCAGCTTTTTTCGAAGCTTCTTCATAATATAGTGGAATTATTTTTTGTTCATTAACAAACTTTTGTAATGCAATAAAGAAATTATACATCTTCGATCTCCTCACTTTCTTTAATCTTTCCTCCAGCTGCTTCAATAGTTTTATTAAGTGCTGCTAAGTATTCAGCTTGTGCCTCTCTGATAGCGTCTATATTATTAAAGACACTATTACGTAAGATACTTTGTCCTCTAAGTCCTGGGTGGCTAACTGATTTACCATAGTTAATATTACCGTCGCTTAGAGTATTAGCTTTTTTAATACTGATAGTATGTGATTTAACACCGAACTCAGCCCAAGCAGGGTTAGCGTGTGATACTTGTTTACCTTTCTTTTTTGCTTGCGCTTTAGAATAGTAACCAATTTGTAACTCTGGTTGTCCAGTATCACGATTTATTTTAGCCCAATAACCAACTTGTTTAGATAATCGGCCTGTACGTTTTTGAGTTTCAGCTTTAATAGCTTTACCAGCTACTTTAGCAGAAGCACGAAGGGCGGACTTTGAAAGCTTAACCATAGTGTTTTTAACTTCTTTTGATGTGTCTATAAATTCTATTTTATTGTTGCTCACGATTATTATTAAGCCCCGTTAATACAATTTCTGTTATCTCACTATTTACCTCGTAAGAACGTAGTATTTTGTATGTAACACCTTTGTATTTAACTTTTGTGTGCTTATCTTCGTCAAATTCTATGGTCCTTATTTCAAAACTTTTTTCTGGTTTAAAGCCAGCAGCTTGCGCCTGGTAAAATTCGCTTCTTTTAACTGATATTTTATTAGCATATACTTTATTTTCTTTATAAGAGTAGTGAGGACGATTTAACTCGTCCAAACTCTCAACTTCTTCTAAAAGATATAAGACATCACTCCACATTTTTTACCACCTCGTTTACATAGTCGCTCGTTAGTGATAATTCTGTTCGTAGAGTCTCATAAGAATTACGATATTTTTCATAATTTTTATTATCTAACCCAAATTCAGCTTTTAAGTAAAGAAGTATAGCCGTTTCTATTAGACTATCTTCTTCACTTTCAGCTTTTGTAGAAGTGATACCGTTTCTTATTAAATCTTGTCTACAAGCTTTAATAAGAGTAGTAATTTCAGTATTTATAACTTCGTCGTTTTCAATAGTTATTCTAAGAAAACCACGTGCTTTTTTCATTAGCTCGTCGCTAATAGATTTATTATTTGCCATAATATCACTCCTTATTTTTTATTTATTTATTTTTTTTTGATGTATCTTCTGTTTTGCCAGAAGTATCATCTTTGTTATTTTCTAATTGTAATTTTAACTTGTCATATTCTTCAGTTAAATTTTCAAGATCTTTCTTTAAAGTATCATTTTCTGTTTTTAGTGCGTCTTTTTCAGAAATAATACTAGCTATATCTGTATCGTCTTCGTGTGATACATATTTAACTAAATGATAAGGAGAAGAAAAAAGCTCTAAAGCTCTTTCTTCGCTTACATTTAATTCTTGTCCAGCTTTATATTTTTCGTCAGTATGTACATCAGTAAAATTAATAGCTGCAACTAATTTGTAAGTTCTCATTAACCTTTTACCTCAGTATTACTAGACGCACTATCAGCAGTTATTTCAAGGATAGCAAAAGCTTTACTGTCCATAACATGACCGTCTCCAAATGCTAAAGCTCTATGAACGATCATACCTTCACTAAATTTTTCATGTTCAGAACTTGCAACTTGTGGAGCCATATTATAGTTATACCAATATCTTTTACCATAACCGAATAATATTTTATTCTTAGGTGCTTCGTCAGATATAATAACTGGTTTCTTTAATAACATTTCTGTACTTTCATTATAAATAGGGTGTCCGTCTGTTCCAACCATACCTTCTATTAAATCGTGGAAAGTTTCAGTATTAACAACATAACTAGCACGCTTACCATAAGCTCTACGAATTTTACCTTTAATACTTGATAAAGCTTTATGTCCGAATTCAGAAAGTTTAACTGACACTTTTTGTGCTGCTGGTAACTCTGCAACAAATAAACCTTCTGCTTCATTTGTTCCTGTTCCAGTCATAACTTCTGACTCTAATTCTATAGCTAAAGCAAGTGCTAATTCAGAAACAACAATTTCTTTAAATGCGTCTAAACTTTCAGTATCTAAACCAACACCTAATTCAATTTTTGCACTAGTTCTATAAGAACCAAATGTTACATCTCCAGTAACTCCTCCGTTGGCAGTAATTGCGTCGCCGTCTTTATCTTTATTAGCTCCAATAGCTGATAAATTACCAAAACGTAAAGCTCCTCCAACCTTTTTTTAATTAATGAAATTAATTACATCTGATACTTCACGCATTTCTGTAATAATTTCGTCGTCTAATTCTTCTGGTACTACCGCTTGACCATTTGTTAGAGTAACACCTCTTGTTTCTCTACCTCCAGTAATCATGTACTTTAAGAATGATCTAACTTCTTTAGACATTTTTGTTTTTCTTTCTTCTGTATTCATTTCTTTTCCTCCTTCTTCCTCGTCGTCATCAAGACCAGGGGCTTTTTCTGCATTATCTGGTTCTAATTCGCCAGTTTCTAATTTTTGAGCAATTTCAGCTCTTTTTTCTAGTGTTCTTTGTTCTTTATCTAAGTTGTCTAATTCACTGTTAATTTCTTCTAAATTAACGTCCTTTGATGTATCTTCTAAAAGTGTTCTAATTTCTGCTTTTCTAGCTTTAATTTCGTTTAATCTTTTTTCGTTCATTTTCTTTTCCTCCTTATCGAACTAATTTAGATTTTTGTTTTTGCTATACATATTTCTCTAAGTCTGGCTTGCTCCAAAGCTCTTTTTTCTTTTTCGTACTCCACCTCAAAGAAAGACCTAGCCGAAATACTTGTTTGATCGTAGGCTGGAATATCAACCACCGATACATCGTATAGCTTTTTAATTCGAGTTATTGTTCTTGTATGTGTAGCTGGATCGTATTCATCGTCTGCTACAACAAAAGCAAAACTCATTTTATCTATGTAGCCACCTCTAATTTCCTCTAAGAGATTTCTACCATATTCAGTACCCCCAAGAAATGCGTCCATTTCCATACAGACATCATTTAATGATAATTTTAATGTGTTATTTCTAATTCTTGCTGCAACACGTCCACCATGATTATAATTAAAAATAACATCAGACATATCACAATTATCAAACGCATGGCGGTCTATTTGTTCATAGAACTTTACTCCCTCAAATTCATAAAGACAAGTGGGGGTGTTAAAAACTACTGGGACACCATGCACATAATCTTGTCTTTCGCTTCCGTCTTCGCTTCTTTGTTCTTTTAATTTAAAATCGGAGAAGACTCTAATTTCACGTCCAGTTTTATTTACTAGACTTTGATTGTTCTTTTTTGTCATTTAAAATTGCCTCCTTTCCATTAGGTAAAATAAATTTAGTATCTGGTTCTTTTTCCTTCATTTTTCTTAGTAATTCAAAACTAATAAAATTATTTAACTTTGTAATTTTAATTTTTTTACTTTCTGTATTATTTATCTCCACTTTCAACACCTCCTTCTTGTTCTAACTCCTCATTGTTCTTTGCTGGTTCTTCTTTTGGCGGTGGAGCAGTGTCTTTGTCTTTTGACTGATAAGAGTCTGCTATATTAGAATTTATATAATTTAATGACTGTAATACTTTTTGACCTTCGCCATTAGGTAAAGGCGCTAAATTAAACATCTCTCTAACGTCGTCTATCATTAAGACCGCGATAGGAGCTAATTCTTTTACAACATTAACTTTAGTAGCGTTAGACGCATATTGTAATCTGTTTGCTTCAAAAGTAATTTCGTTGCCAAAGTTACGTTCATTATCTGTAAATAAAGCATTAGTAAAACATTGCGACATTTGTATAGCTACTGGTTCAATAGCACCTTCGTAAAAAGCGTTCCACTGTTCCTCAGTAAATTTATTTTGCACAATATTCTCATTTACACCGAAATAATCATATATAGCATTTTTTGTATAACTTAGTTGTTCGGAAGAAATTGGTGTTGATTTTTCATTTATAGGTGTATAGTCCATTTTTGTATCTGTAACAATAACACCACTTCCGTTAGATGACATTTTGAAGTTATTTTCTACAAATTTATCTCTTGCTTTTGCTAAATCTTCGTCTTTAGACGATACTTTAGCTGATAATATACCTCTAATACTATTAATCAATTTAGCCGAATTAGAAACACCTTGATTTATTGCTATTGCAGTATCAAGAGCAGGACGTAACGCATGATTTTTACTTCCGAATATATCATTGTCAAAAAACTGTCCTCTCATGTGAATAATATTGTCATACGCAACAACTTTTATCTTTCCAGTTTTAAAAACAAATTTTAAATATAATTGTCCATTTTTCTCTAATAATTCTATTTGATTAGACATTAAAGGAAAGAACGAAACTATCTCGCCAGAAGTAGAGAATTCAGGGTAAATAAAAGCATTATTAGTTAATTTTAAATTAGCAGCTATTTTATAATAAAAACTGTAAGCTTCCATTAAAGAATTAGGTTGATAATTTAATAATCTTTCTATTTTAGATTTACCAGCTTTACCAATACGAGTATGTTTTGCTTTTAATTTAGCAAAGTTTCTACAATATGCGTCAACGGCACTACGTACAATGTCCATGTCCCAAGCGTTACCCGTATTAACTTGATAAGTTGAATTAAAGGTATTTAATAGACTATACATATTAAAACTTGTTGCTGCACTATTGTTATTATTCGGTTGTTCTTTATTTCCACCGAATATAGTTTTAAATAAGCCTCTATGTTTCATTTAATCACCCCACACTATACATAAAATCTTCATAATACTTAACGTATAAAACCCAAGCATTAAGTAAAGATACGGCTCCGTCAATTCTTCGACGTTCGTTTATTTTTACTGGTTGTATATTATTTAAACCACTTTTTTTAACCGCAGTATTAGTTAAACACCACTTTAAAATAGGGTTGTTATTATAATTAACTTTTTTATCTGCAAAAGCAGCGCCCATTTCACGCATTGGTTGACTCCAAGTATAAGGTCCTTGTGCTACGGCTTCCATTTGAAAACCATTTGATGTCATTTCGTCCACCCAATAACCAGCTAAAGCTCTATCATAACCAACGTATATAGGATCAATTTTAAATTCTTGTTGCATTTGTACAAACCAGTCCGTTACTTGCGAATAGTCAACACGATTTCCTTCACATACAGTAAGTAAACCTTTATCACGCCATATTTTGTATGGCGCTTCTTGTGTATTCTTTTCGTCTAATCTATCAAGCTTTACTTGCGGTAGAAAGTAGTGTTGTATAACATATACTTTCTCGTCGTTAGGCTTTCTGATAAGTAATGTAGAACAAGTTAAGTCAGTAGTAGCTGATAAATCACAACCACCGATAGCGTAAGTATTCTCAATATCTTCCATATTAAAAGTTTCTGTGTTGTTAATTTCCTCAAAGCTTAACCAAGCGTTGCTATCGTTTTCACGAATATTAAAATCTTTGCACAATAAACCTGGTAATTTTTTAGGATCATTTTTAGCACGTTCAACTTCAATAGATAGATTATGATAACTTTTAATTGTTCCTAGTCCTGGGTTAGCTTTTAACCAACACGTTGGATCTGTCCACTCGTTACGATTATCTAGTTCATAAAGAATAGGTAAAAAGTGATCGTCTTTTATTTCTTCGTCTGCTACTTTACAAGCATAATCGTAAGTATCGTCATAGATACACTCTCTAACTGTTCCAGC